AAGAATTTAGAATAAATGATATATTTTCAACTTTGGTATCTAAAAAAGGAATACCTACTATGTTAATTAATTCTTACCTACCAAAGATAAATCAAGAAATAAACTCTATTTTAAGTGGAGTTACTTCTTTTAAGATTTATTTAGAAGAAGAAGAAAAAAATAATAATCTAAATGTTTATATTGATTACGGCGACTCAAAAAGAATTATAGAATGTGCAAGTGGAATGGAAAAAATGATGGCTTCAATAGCAATAAGAGTAGCTTTTATTAATATATCTTCTTTAGCAAAATCTGATATTTTCATTATTGATGAAGGATTTGGCGCGTTAGATGATACAAACATTGAAGCATGCAGCAGATTATTAAATAGTTTAAAAAAATATTTTAAGTCTATAATGATAATATCACATATTGATGCAATAAAAGATATTGTAGACAAAAACATAGAGATTAGTATTGATGGTAATGACGCTTATGTTAGATTTGAATAAAAAATGGAATAAGATTGACAATGAAAACGAGGAATTAGTAGTAGGCAACATTATTTTTAAAAGGCCTATTGAATTTAATTATTGTAGCCCTTATTGTAAATCTTGCGGCGAAATTGTTGCAACTATAGATGATGCTGACATGATTAAAAAAGAAGACGTTTGTGAAACATGTTACATAACATATTATTATACTAATAAAGAAAAATGGAAACATGGCTGGCGCCCTAACAAAAAAACTGTCAACAAGTGATAATTATTAAGTATAGAAAAAGGTATATATTATGGATTATGATTTAGTAGCAAATATAGGGACAGCTATCGACAACGTTTACAATAGCTATGCAGAAGACTCTTCTAGACGAACTGTTGCAAAGTTAGCAGGAGAACAATTAGTTGTTGAATTTAGAACTATTTTAACTGTTGCAAAAGATAGAGAACTAGAGCACCAAATGACAATGATAAAGTCAGAGTCAAAACAAATGATTGACACCAGGGTTAAGTCTATAAAAGACTGTTTTAAAGAGAGTGCTGGAAGAGCTTTAAAACTAAAAAAAATAAACGACTATGATAGAATTGAAACTTTAACTGTAAGTCCTTATAGTCCTATAAGAACTCTAAAGTATACTTTTGTGGTAAATTATGAGGTTAAATAATGCCTAAAAAGATGTCTAGACAGTCGCAGGTAACTGAAATTATTAAATGTGGTAAAGATCCTGTTTATTTTATGAACAAGTACTTGAAAATCCAGCATCCAATGCGTGGATTAATACCTTTTGCAACATTTCCGTTTCAAGATGACTGTGTTAAAGACTTTAATGATAATAGATTTAATATTATTCTTAAGTCTAGACAGCTTGGATTATCGACTTTAGTAGCAGCATATTCAGTATGGCAAGCTATTTTTTATAAAGAAAAAAACATTTTGATTATTGCTACAAAATTAGCAGTTGCTCAAAACTTTATAAGAAAAGTCAAAACTTATATAAAAAGTATGCCTAAGTGGCTTCTTGTGCCTATTATAACAGCAAACAACAAACAGCAGGTTGAATTCTCAAACGGATCACAAATAAAAGCAGTACCTACTTCAGAAGATGCAGGTAGATCTGAAGCATTGTCTTTACTGATTGTAGATGAGGCAGCTTTTGTTAGAAACTTTGATGAGTTGTGGATGGGACTTTATCCTACACTATCAACAGGTGGACGTGCTATTTTATTGTCAACACCTAACGGAGTTGGCGGACAATATCATGAGATTTATACAAAAGCTGAAAGAAAAGAAAACAAGTTCAATCCTATAAAGTTAATGTGGGATGTGCATCCTGAACGTGGTGATGAGTGGTTTGAAAAAGAAACTAAAAATATGTCACAAAGGCAAGTAGCACAAGAGCTACTTTGCGACTTTGCATCATCTGGAGACACGTTTTTAACTAGTGAAGTTTTAGATAAAATTAGAATGACAACTTCTCAGCCTATAGAAAAAAGTGGACCTCAATATAATGTTTGGTATTGGGAATATCCTGTTGAAGGAAACAACTACATACTATCAGCAGATATTGCAAGAGGAGATAGTGGTGATTATTCTACTTTTCACATAATAAATTGTGCTACAAATTCAGTATCTGTTGAGTTTAAAGGAAAAATAACTCCTGATCACTTTGCTTCCTTAATTTATGATGTTGCAAAAAGATTTAATAATGCACAGATTTGCCCAGAAAATAATGCATATGGATATTCAGTATTGTCAAAATTAGCTGAGCTAGCTTATAAAAATATATATTTTGCATCAGAAAAACAAAAATATGCCTATCTTTACGGAGAAGGAGGTAATATAGGAAAAGCTGGTTTCAATACAAACAAAGAAAGCAGAGAATTAATTTTAGCAAATTTTGAAGAATCTTTAAGAAACGGTCGTATAAAAACTAGATCACAAAGACTCTTTTCAGAATTAAAAACTTTTGTATGGAATGGTAAGAAAGCATCTGCTATGAAAGGATATAATGATGATTTAGTTATGTCTTTAGCAATTGGTTGTTGGCTTTTGGACAGCAATTCAAGTACTTATAACGTTTCACAAATTCAATATGCAGATGCACTTTTAAAAGGAATGCAAGTTAACAATACAGATATAAAAAACACAGTAATGTCAACTTTCTATACAAATAAACAGAATGCAGTCAACCCTTTTATACCTGTAGTTTTACCTCAAGACAAATTCTCAGGTAACAAAGATATCAATAGAAAAAACCCGCTAGGCGACTTGCGATGGTTAATAGGAAAGTAAAAAAGTAAAATGGCAGATGAATCAAATCTATTTAAAAAACTGACGTCACTTTTTAGATCAGGCCCGGTAGTAAGAAGAAGAGTCAAACAATTTTCAGGAAAATCAACTTCAAAATCTTCTCTAGAGTTGTTTAAAAAAGCTCATAGTGATGTATATAATTCAACGTTAAGTGCTTATGGCTCTTATGATAGAATGGCAAGATATTCAGACTTTTCAGAAATGGAAGCTACTCCAGAAATTAGTTCTGCATTAGACATATACGCAGAAGAGTGTGTATCGCAAGACGTTGAAGGTAATGTTTTGCACATATACTCAGAGAACAGAATGATAAAACAACTTTTAAACGAGCTTTTTTATGATGTTCTAAACATAGACTTTAATCTTGTAATGTGGGTAAGAAACCTATGCAAATACGGTGACTTTTTTCTTTTTAACGACATACACCCAGAGTACGGTGTAATCAATTGTTTTCCAATACCTATATCAGAGATAGAAAGAGAAGAAGGCTTTGATTCTGATGACCCAGCTGCTGTAAGATTTAGGTGGGTTACACAAGGTAATCGTATTTTAGAAAATTGGCAAGTATCACATATAAGACTCTTAGGTAGCGATGCATTTTTACCTTATGGTTCTTCAGTTTTGGAAGGTGCTAGACGTATATGGCGTCAATTAATTCTTATTGAAGATGCAATGCTTGTATATAGAGTAATTAGATCGCCTGAAAGACGAGTATTTTATATAGACGTTGGAAACATACCTCCTGAAAATGTAGCTGATTATCTAGAACAAGCGCAAACAGCGCTTAAAAGAAATGCTGTAATTGATAAAAATACAGGACAAGTCGATTTAAGATATAATCCACTTTCAGTAGACGAAGACTATTTTCTACCTGTGAGAGGCGGAGAAAGTGGAACAAGAATTGATACGCTAGCAGGCGGTTCTAATACAACAGCAATTGAAGATGTAGAGTATATACAGAAAAAGCTTTTTGCAGCTTTAAAGATTCCTAAAGCTTACCTAGGGTATGATGAAGATATTGGTGCTAAAGCTACTTTAGCTCAAGAAGATATAAGGTTTAGTAGAACAATACAACGAATACAAAAAACAATCATCGCAGAATTAAACAAAGTTGCTATGATTCATTTGTATACGCACGGATACACAGAAGAAGATCTGTTAGACTTTGAGCTTAAATTAAGTAATCCATCAAGCATAGCACAACAACAAAAACTTGAATTAATTAGAACTAAATTTGAAATAGCATCTCAGTCACCTGAAGGTATTGTAGATAGAGAGTGGATAAGAAAGCACATTTTAGATCTTAATGACGATGAAATTAGAAGAATTGAAACAGGTAAAGAAAGAGATAAACTTCGTGATATGGAGTTAGAACAAGTCAGGCTGCCAACAGATAATCAATTTCTATTTGGAGACGAAAACGAAGATGGCGGAGATGGTTCGGGCGGAAGTGACGATATGAGTTTTGGATCTGATATGGGCGGAGGAGATGAAGGCGGAGGAGATGAAGGCGGTGGTGGTGGTTTAGAAGGATTATTTGCAGGTGAAATGAAAAGTGGCAAATTAATGTCAGAAGATGAGTTATCTGAGTATGATGATTTACTTGACGAAGACGATGAAGTATCAGAAGAAAACAAACAAAACATAGGTAAAGGCGCAAACGTTAGCAATAGAGCAAAAGGCAAAAAAAGAGGAAAGTATAATATTAATACTGACTTAAGTCTAGGAAAACTAGGTGCTGCTCAATCAGGAATAGAAAAAACATCTACCCATCAAGGTGCTCTAACAGGACCTGCTGTTATAAAAGCTAGTGATTTAATGGACGGAATATTACCACAGAGTCCTATTATTGAAAAGTTTGTTGACAAGCAACTTGGGTATAGAATGTCAAAGTCTCTTGAAGATATGTCAAAAGCACTAAGCATGGGTTCAAGCAGTAATAAAGTATTAACTGAGTCTAATAGTAGCAATGACGACATACTTATAGATAATGATATATTTGATAATGAGGACCAGTAATGCCAAAAACTCATAATAAAAAAAGAAACATTGGAATTATTTACGAGCAGATTATACAACATGTATGTAAAAAAGCAATGGAAAATAACGAAGTTGATGCAGAACAAGGAATTGGCATCATTAAAGAGTGTTTTAGAAAAGGAACGCAGCTTAATAAAGAATACAAATTGTTTAAAGCATTAGCTGAAACTAATGGAGTTTCTGGACACTTGGCAAATTCTATTATATTTGAAGCAAAAAAAGCATGTAATCAAATGTTTGATAGCGAAAAGCTTGAAAAAGAAAAAAGTAGTTTAATTAAAAAATTAAATTATAACTTTGGTAAAGGTGTTATTTTTGAAGAAAATATTGAAAACTACAAGCTTTATGCAACAATTCAAACTTTGCTAAATGAATGGCGTGATCCAAAAAATGCTTCTTTTGATTTAACAACAAAGTATGAAATAAAGCTTCATGAGAGCTTAACAGCTGATAATATAAAAGACGTTAAGCCTAAAAATTCAATTAAAGCAGATAGGCTAACTTTCAAGCTTATGAATGAAATATTTGACAAAAAGTATAAATCAATTTTAAATGAAAGTCAAAACAAACTTCTATATTATTTTTCTTCAAACAAAGAAGAAGACTTAGATAATGCATGTAATTCTTTAAAAAATGATACGCAGTGTCTTCTTGAAGAATATATGGAATCATGCAATAACAAAATACTTTTAGAAAAATATAGATCAATAAATAGCCAAATAAATGAACTATCAACTGAACAAATTGATAAAAAAAGTTTGCAAAAATATTTGTTGCTAGCAAAGCTTAGAGAAGAACTACTAGGAGAAGAATAATGCTGACCCCAAAATTAATTACAGAATGGTCAGCCTTTGAATATGACCATAAACTTATAAAAGAGCAAAAAGCTGCAGGTAGGCCTTTGATGATGAAAGGTATACTTCAAAAAGCTGAAACGCTTAATCAAAATGGTAGAGTTTATCCAAAGGCTATACTTGAGAGAGAAATTAGAAACTATCAAAAATTTATAAAAGAAAATAGAGCACTTGGAGAATTAGATCATCCAGACTCATCAGTTGTGGAGCTTAAAAACGCTTCTCATAACGTAAAAGAAGCTTACATGGAAGGCAATATTGTTTATGGTGTTGTAGAGATTTTAAATACGCCAAGCGGTCAAATCCTTCAGTCATTAGTTGAAAGCGGAGTAACGTTAGGAATTTCATCTAGAGGTGTTGGTAGTACAAAGTCACAAGGTGATATGCAAATTGTGCAAGATGACTTTCAGCTTATATGCTGGGATTTTGTAAGTGAGCCTTCAACACCAGGTGCATTTATGATGAGAGAAGCAAAAGAAGTTTCTCCACAATTTATAAACAATGTTTTTAACAAGACAGACAGAATAGATAGAATATTCAATGACATAATGGAGTGGAAATAATGGCAATATCACATATACCAAGATCTGTAGGACATAACTTTGCTCCAGAATACCAAATTAGTGCTGTTCCTTATATGAGATCTTTAACAGTTGGTAATACTTTAGTTGATGAAGAAAATGACATAAGATCATTTTCATTTCCAAAAATAACTCAGTGGCTAAGTTTTAAAACATTGGCAGGGGTGACTGTAACAGTTTATTTCTGTAAAGAAGATGCTGTAAGCCTATCAAACGGTTTGGTAGTTGCAGCTGAAACGACACTTCCTTTACATTTAAGATGTACTAAGCTATATTTTAATAATCGAGCAGTTGATGCAGATCCAAACCCAGGAGACGCAGGTCTAGCTATTCAAGTAAGAGCTGGTTTAACAACAATTGATGCATCTGAGTTTAACAATGTAGTAGAAACATTTTTAGAGGCTAATAACTAATGGCAAAAGTAAGTAAAAGTTTATTAAAAGAGATTGTTAAAGAGTGCTTAGTTGAGATTCTTGCTGAGGGCTTAACAGGTGGTGACACCGAGGCTTTAACAGAAAGCGTGCAAAAAGTAAAGCCTGTTAGGCGTGCTAGCAGTAAAGATAGAATTATGAAAAATATTCTTCCTCCTAAGCAAAAAGTTGTTAATGAAGACTTTGAAAAAAATATGAAAAGTGTTATTTCAAATACAACAAAAGATCCTGTAATGGCAGCACTTTTAGCAGACACTGCTCAAACAACATTACAAGAGCAAAATACTGCTGATAGTGGAAATAGATTTGCAGCGCGTCCAACAGACAGTGCTAGCAGAGCGGTGGCAGAAAGTGACCCTTCAGAATTGTTTGGAGGAGCAGCTGCAAATTGGGCACAGTTAGCTTTTTCTGATAGTATGAAGTAAATTATTAATTAAGACTATAAGTTTAACTGACAAGCATATATTTATAAATACAATATAAAATATATGGAGTTATATTATGGCTAGAAGAAAGAAGCTGACACCACGCGTATTGCGTAGAATTATTGCTGAAGAAAGCGCAAAATTAAATGAGACTTTAGAGATGGGACTCAAACACCCATCAGAGGCTCCTAAGCGCACAAAGGAAGTTGATGCTCACAAGTATGCAGACTCATTAGAGTCATGTATGGATTATTATAAAATGTGTTGCATTAAAGAAGAAAAAGTTTTAAAGCATCTTAGAGTAATTCAAGAGGCAAAGAGACGTCTTAAAAAGAAGATGATTCGCAAACTTTAATTTGTCATATTTAAATAATGAAAGTTTATCAATAGGAGTATCTCATGGCTAAAGGTGCAAACGGAACAATAGATCTAGCAAGCTTTGAACAATTAAGAGTTCAAAGACTTTCAACTAGTGCAAGAAACTTAGAACATTCTGGTGGAAAATCTTTTGGCATTGCAACCGATAGACTTGACAGTATATTTACGTCAAGCCCACTTTTATCTTCAAATAGAGTAGCAGATATAGAAGGTTCTAGAGATCCTGACAAAATTCAAGTTTTAGACGGCGACATTTATAAAATGTATGCTAATGTTGTTGACGGTGATAATAGCATAAATGGATTTGGCTTTGAAGGAACTGATACAGTTAATTTAAATTATAAACACCCACAAAATCCTTTTTATATTCAAAGTTCTAACAGCGTTGATTTTTCTTTATTAACTACAGGTGCTATGCAAACAGATTCAGAAGGAAATATTGCGCATTACGCGGGATCACCAGATTTAATACCTAATAATCTAGATAGCCCAGAAACTGAAATTGGAAATACAACGCCTATATTTGAAACATCTGATGGCACTAATATACCGCATAGAAGAGAAAATTTATTTGGTTCTACAGATGCAAGTTATGCTAGCATTGTTGATAACGAGCAAGGGCTAGGATTTAGTGGTAATCCTGATACTATAGATACTATAGGCAAATATTTTAATAAAAAGTTTAACAACTAAAGGAAAATTCTCATGGCAATAAACATTCCTATTAGACAAACATCAAAAAAATATGGTTTTATTACAGATAATGCTAGGGTTCATGGCAATTCAAGCCTTGAGAATGAGTCATATGGCGCAGCAAATTTTGGTGAAAAAGGTTTAGGTAATCATACTAGTCTAAAATCTATTTTTAATCATCCTAATAGTATAATAAACGGAGGAAATGGCAGCGAAGACAAAGACATGATTATAGCACCTGCTTTTTTACAAGGAAGAAATGACCTTTCCGGAAAATCATTAGGAGATGAAATTGCAGCTGCATTAGAGATTATAGAAAGAAAAATAAGCGAAAGAGAAACAACATTAGCTGCTCAAACTCCACCTGGCGACAGAGATGCAGATACTGTATTACAAAAACTTTTGCAAGACGAGTCGACGCTTAGTGGAATTATTAACAACGAAACAAGCGACCCTGCAGCACTATCAGCTTTGCTAGTTTCTTCTGAATTTGAATACAATCCAGACTTTCCATTAAGCAATGTAAATTTTGGTTATGGCGCAATAACTACTGAAACTTCTCGTGCTAAAGACTTACACAGTAGAACAACTGCTGCACCTCGTTCACCTAATGTAAACTTTCCTTCTTTAAATTCATCACTCAATAACAATGAAGCCACGGCTAACGCTAATACAGACATACAAGGTCTAGACGGTCAAGGTGGTTTTGGATCCTCTACATCATCAAACTTTAGCACTTCAACTATCATTACAGCAATTATAAATAGATATATTTAATAAAGGTATGTTATGCCGGGTTTAACAACAAATCCTAATTTAGGTAGAGGTCAAGGATACTACACGCGTAATGATCTCGGTTATGGAAAGACCGACAGTGGCAGTGGAGTTGGAGGTGGTCTAGGATCACCTTGGGCAGTTTCAGGCAATGCTGGAATATATAAAGAAAAGTCTGAGTACGAAAAAGAGTTAGACAAAGATAGATTTGAGCAAGACAAAGAAGATGACTGTGATATAGAGGAGTTTGAATTAGATGTTAAACTTAAACAAAAATCTTTTACATCTAATAGTAAAGACGTATCAGACTTCGGAGTAAAATCCGGAACTGATCCTTATTCTTTTAACGGTCTTGCTAACACATCTCAGTATCTAGGTGCTGGTTATGATAGAGGAGAAAGTGTCCTTAAAGAATTCATAAGAGAAGCTTTGCAAGAAGAGATGTTAAGAGAAATAACTTCGATGTCTGTTAGAGTTATGGTTAAAGGAACAGTTGGTGACACTTACAAGAAAAGTAAAGCAAACGTATCAAATACAAATCAAATGTCTCCAGGCGATCCATCTATAAAGCAAAGAGGGTATGATAACAATAATAGAAAAGCAAGAACACCTGATAAATGGCCATATTCTATACCTGACGAGCCAACAGCTTCAGGAACTAAAAGAATGAATTTCCTAGACGATGACATATCTGATGAGTTTGATTGGGAAAATGATAGTTATACAACTGGAAAATATTTGTATGATACTACTAAGCAAGAATACGTTGACGAAAAAAATCTTAAAAATCATATTAAAAAAACGAAATTTAATTTAAATAGATAATTTCGTCATATTTATTGATATATATTAATAGAAAAATTATTAAATGTGAGTAATATAATGGCGAACAATTTATATGAAGAAGCAATTAATGCTGCTGAACAAATTAAAGCAGCTGCTGAGAATAAAGTTAAGCAACAGTTAGTTGAAGCAATGTCTCCAAAAATTAAAGATCTTATTGAAAGGTCTTTGATGGGCGAAGAAATTGACGAGATGAGCGATGCTGCACCTATTCAAGCATCTGATGAAAATCAAGATGTTGTTGACAAAAGGGTTGTCGACGACAAAAAAGAAGACAGCAAAAAAGAAGACAGCAAAAAAGAAAAAGTTGATGGTGAAGAAGAAGTAAAAGAAAGTGACGGCACAGAAGAGTGTGGTACTATGGAAGATGACAAAAGTGAATCTTATAAATCTTCCAGTGTTAACGAAGTAGAAATTTCAGCATCATCAGCGAAAATATTAAACAGGATGATTTCTAAAAAGAGAATGAAAGAAGCTGCTTCAAATAAATTAAGTAAAATTAGTGAAAGTACTAGGTCGCTAAAAAAAGCTATTTTAATTGCTGAAAGCTCAAATAAAAGTAAAAAATTTAGTAAAAAATTCGTACAAGCGTATAAGACTTTGTTGAATGAGCTTAAAAATATTGGCAATAGCGATATAATTAAATCAGATAAAACATTATTAAGAGAATATTTAAAAATATCTAAGGAGTTAAAGAATATGTCTACAAGACGCAGATCGAGAAAAAACTATCTTAACGAAAGTCTAGAAGACCTTCTAGAAATGAACATCTTCGAGGATGAAGATGAAGATGAAGAATTAGATGATGAAAAAAGCGAAGTCGAAGCCGAAGACGACGACGAAGATGCTGATCTTGAATTAGATCTAGACGACGAAGGCGAAGACGACGACGAAGGTGGAGAAGAATTAGATCTAGACGATGACGTAGACGATGACGATTATAGCTCTCTCATGTCAGAGCCTCTAGAAGACATACTTAAGTCAGCACTTAAAGGTATGGGAGAAGGCGATGATGATCTAGACTTAGAAGTTGCTGAAGAAGGTGTTGACGAAGTCTATGAAATGGACGAGCTAGACGAAATGGACGAGCTAGACGAAATGGAAGAAGGACCCGGATGTGATGAAGATGATCAACAAGAAATGCATGCTGAGTCTAGACGCCGCGGAAAAGATCTCTTTTTAGAGATCGATGAAAATATGCTTAAAAAAGAAATTACTAAAATGAGAAGACTTCGTGAAGGCGAAGCATCAGACATGGCATCACACTTTGGTGGTGGCAGTTTGGACAAGGAAATGTTCGTTGATGTAGACGACGGTGATCTTAATGTACATGCAGGTGTTTTAGGCCGCGAGGATGTACCGATGCCAAAGGTTGAAGCAGCACTCCGAAAGACAGTACGCACAAATCGTATGTTAGAGAGCAAGATTCGACAATATAAAAATGCGGTTCGTGGAATGAAGACGCAATTAACTGAGATGAACCTGTTTAACGCTAAGCTTCTATACGCTAACAAATTGATGCAAAATAGAGATCTCTCTATGAAACAACAGCGTCACATTGTTGAGTCACTAGATGAAGCAGGTACTTTAAACGAGGCGAAACTCTTGTTCGAGAGTCTCTCTAAGTCTTTGAGTAAACCTTCCAGAAGAAGCGGCAAAAATCTTTCAGAGGGTGCTAACAGAAGAACTCTTTCTTCAGCATCACGTTCTACAAAGAGTGCTCAAACACTCAAAGAGAACGTTGCTCTAGATCGATGGGCAACTTTAGCTGGAATTAAGTAATTAACCTTTAAAACACAGAATTTATATTAAGAAAGAAGGATAAAACAAATATGAGTTTTACACTTAAAACATTAACAGAAGGTATTAGAGACCGCCACGTAGGCCAGCAAAATAAGCGCCTCGTTGAGAAATGGTCTCGCACTGGGCTCCTTAGAGGCATGGACGACGTAAACCGTGAGAACATGGCAACAATGCTTGAGAACCAGGCAGCACAAGTTCTT